GAATGTTAAAAAATAATATGTTAATTTGTCAGTCAATAAATTGATTTTTAACAAGTTACTATATAAGGCACTAGAAGAAAATCTCAAAAAATCTCTTGATCTTAGGCAGTTCCAACAGTTTCGTAACAGTTTCGGCAGTTTCGCAACAGTTTCGTGGCAGTTACAAAAATATTTTTTAAAATTTTGTAAAAAAAAAGAGCATAAATAAATATGCCCTTAATTTAGTATTAATTTAATTGTTTTAATCGCTTATAAGATACTTTTGCTTATTAGCTGATAAAGACACTAAGTTGTTGCAATTAATCATTCTATGGGCTTTCTTTCGCATATCGTAGGCAGTTATAAGATTATGTTCAGATGGATCAAAGTTAAGACCTACACCCTTAACACCTTTCTTGACTTGTAGTCTGGCAGTCATTAATCTATGCGTACCATCTTTTTTTATAAACTCTACGTTAAATATTTTAGATTTGTTATTATATATAAGCTCTTTAGCTTGATCTGTTGATATTGTATTCATTTTTAGTTGTTTTTAGTTAGTTATTTATAAGAGATACCCCCTAGTACCCCCCTATACCCCCTATACCCCCCTAGCACCCCCCAAAGAGTATCGCTAGTATACATAAGAATGTTAAGGTAGTATCTGAGAAATTAGTTACTGGTAGTTTACCACTCATAACTATTCTTTTATTTTATTTAACAAAGCATCATTATAAATATCAAAAATATTATTTAATACTTTTTTTTGTTGTAATAAATCTTCTTTTTTAGATACTTTTTTATCTTCGTTATCACTTATATTAATATGTTTATCGCCTAACATATCATTTAATTTGTTTTTAAATTCATCTAATTTCATTTGTTTAATTGTTTTAGTTTATTAATCATTTTATCACAATGCATTGCATACATTATATCTCCACTTTTTAATGCTTGTTTTAAAAGTTCTGTCCAAAAATTTATATCTTTTTTCATTTGTTTAATTGTTTTTAGTTAGTTATTATTTTTTAGATACTTCAAATTTATATAGTATTTTTTCTACAATATCGCTAGACAAATCATTTATTTGTTTATCATTTATACTTATATTGTCGTTCCATAGTTGTTCTCCTACAATTTCTTCTTTAATTATATTTGCTAATTTTATTCTATAATCTTTATAATTAATTATTTTTAATTTCATTTGTTTAATTGTTTTTAGTTAGTTATTATTTATTTAAAGATTTATCTTCTATATTTATTAATTTTTGGTATAAATCGTGTAACATATTCATATAATTTTCATTATTCATATTCATAAAAGAATTATTTTTTTCTAAATTTTGTTCTATTATTATAGTCAAATATTCTAATTCTTGTTTATTTAATTTAGTTTCATTTTTAATTTATTAAAGTTATTATTTATTTATATAGTTTTTAAAAGCAAATTCAAATGCTTGTTTTCTATCTTCGTTTATTGGCTTGTTATCTTCTTGTATTTCTTTAGTTTCTGTTGTGTTGATCACACCACTTAAAAAACCAAAACCATAAGTTGCAATTGCTAATCCTACTGTTAATATAATATCCATAATTTTATTTATTTTTAATTTTACTTATAAAAGGAAAAGTGGCTCAAGAATTAACCTGATCTTTGTTCTTCCACTTAACCTTTTTTTTATAATCCTTCAGCACATATTTTGACATATCGTTGTTTACAGAAATATTTTTACTAAAATTATAATCTTCGTAATTTCTGGTAAATTTATTTTTTACTTCTTGTTTTCCACTATATGCAAAATAGTCATTCAATTCTATTGTATTTTGTTTATACAATTTGTCTAGTTCTTGTTGTTGTTTAAGCTCGGCAATCACGTTGCATTTCTTTAAGTTCATCTCTTCTTAATTGATCGTATTCATATTCTTCAATTGGCTCACAAATTTCTTCGCATGAGTTACAAACTATCTCTTCTGTAACTTCGTTCTCTTCTTTACATACGATACAATAAGTACCATTATTTATTATCTCGTTATTTGATCTATTACCACACGCATAACAAAATTCGTTTATCTCTTCCATAGTATCGCCACAACATTTGCTTACCATATCTATAAAATGTTGTTCGTAGTTGTACATATTAATTGTTTTTAATTTGTCCATTAATATCTGTTATCAAATTGTCGCTATACCTTTGTTTTTCTGTCCATATATTATCTATAACTCTATTATCGGCACACATAGTGCAAACTCCAGTAGTATTATCATTATAAATCTCCTCATGCTGACAAATGTTACAACATATATAATTATCAGAATGTATAATTGTATCGCTTTTAATTTTCATTTTAATTGTTTTTTTGACAAATATATAAAAAAATATTTAATAATCAACATAATGTTTATAAAAATGTTAATAAGACAATATGTCAGAAAATATAAGTGTATGATAATAAGTGATTTAGGAAAATCGTGGTCAAAATGCCCTATGCAAAATACCTAGCAGTTTCACAGCAGTTTCACAGCAGTTTCATGTACCATTCTAAGGTTTCAATGCAATCATCAAGACCTTTGCAAACAACAGCATAGTACCCTTCGTTGTTTAAATCTTCTATCCATTCCTTCTGATGTTTAGATGGGTAGCATTTCTTATCTGCTTTGACTTCTATAAAGAGTCCTGAATAATGTGAGTTTGTTTTTAGTATCTGCATATCAGGAAAACCCTTTACATATCCAGTCTTTTTAGCAAGTATTGCCTGTTTCATAGAGGTTCTTATACCACCTAAACTGGCACAGTATCTAAGAGTAGGGTATTGCAACTTAATGTATGTACAAAATGCAGACTGTACTGTTGCTTCTTTATTCATTGTAGGTTGTACCTTTGATTAGTTGGTACATGAGGGGTTGTGATACTTCATATTTACGAGCAAGTGCTGAAACTGATATACCCCCCCTATGGTACTCCCCCCTTATCCCCTCTGCTTCTTGGAAGGTAAACTTTCTTTTAGAATAACCACCACCTCTGTTATCCTTTCTATCTGATGTTCTTATTTTTCTTATCTTAGGCATAATTAAAATCTATCTGTTGTAAACCCATACTGATCTTCAACCTCAACATCTGTTATTGTTATTACTACTTTATCTAATTTCTTTTTGTTTAGATAGCAGATGCGATTATGTATCTCTTCATCTTTCTCTATCGTTTTTATATTGTCTGTTAATGCAAATGTATCTATAACACCATTCTTGCCTTTACTTGCAGCTCCTTTGTTTCTAATATTGTATTTTACAAATACTCTAAAGATTGGCTTTTGCATTACGATTAATTTTTTCTAACTCAAATTGTAAATGAGCTATAGCTTTCTGCAAACAATCAACAGGAGTATCATGCTTGTGATAACTTCGTAAGATGTAAGTTGTTGCAGTAGCAAGGTGGTATGGTAAGTCAAAATTATCACAAACCATTCTAGCTTCATAACCATTCTTACCTTTGTAGTAGTCAGGTACTCTGTTGTCAGACTTAGCATCCATTGATCTAGTACCAGTAGGAAATAACCCACCAGTTCTTGTTATGTGTTTTTCTTCTATACCTAATTCTTCCTTACTCATTTTCATTTTAGGGTTTACTGTTGTTGATGTTGAGTTTCTATCCCACTCATAATAATATTTACTTTTTTCTGTCATTGTCTTTTTGTTTTCTGTTTAAATTTTTTAATAATTGCTCGTTCTCATAGGAAGATAATTTGTTGTCTAAGTAAATTTTAACTAAACCACAAATAAAAACTCCTATTAAAAAATAAATCATATTACAAACTTAATATTTTTTTTTAAACTTAATTTTTTACAAAATATAGTTATTAAGAATTATTTGTTAATTGTTTTATAAAGACTGGTGTTTTCTCACCAACATAAGCACCTGCTACATTGTAATAAAAATGTTCTATTGCATCTATCTCAGACATACCTTCTTCCATTAAAACTTTTATACACAAAAATGTATCATAAATTGCTACTGGGTTCATGCCATCAGTAATTCCTATCAGAGCAGTTTCAAAGCCATCTGCTAATAAGCATTGATTATCTTGTAATTCTAATTGTAATTCTTCTCTATCCATTTGTTAATTGTTTTGGTTCTGGTCTGTAATGTAATACTTTGCTAGGGTCAGCTCCTTGATCTACTTTTGACCTAGCATCCCATATTAACTCCTTATGCTTTCTTAACCACTTCATGTATGTTGGTACATTAAGATGTATAAAATCGCCATTGTGTTGTCCTCTAACACCTAAACTAAAAGCATTTTTTGCATCATCAAAATAAAAGTTTTTATATACTCTTAGTAAATCATCAGCTAAACTTTCAGCCAATACTTCTAATGTTTCTTCTTCTACGTTATGCTGTCCTAACTCTATGTAGGTTTTACTTAATATGTCAATTGATCCTATAACCAATTCACCTCTATTCATTGTTTTAATTAGTTTCATATTTTTGTTTTAGTTTTTGTTTTACATTCATATTTTTCTGCAGATGAGAATGTATTTTACTCATACCCTTATCATTTTTCTTTCTGTTTCTTTCCCAATTTCTTATTGCAGCTTTCCAATCTTTCATCTTTGTCTTACCAACCATCCAACCTTTGCTCTGATAAAAATCATAGAACTGCTCTGCATTAATTCCATTATCCCTTAAAAGACAATAATCTTTTATCTCAATAACTTTAGGTACAATAAAATTTTTCTTTTTTATTATTTTTTCTTTTATTATACTTGTATTATTAATACTTGTA